ATGCTATCGGATGCCCAAGTAAAGTCATTAAAACCTAAAGAATCTAGATATTCAGTAGCAGATGGGGAAGGATTAAACATTTCCGTTTTTCCTAATGGAAAAAAGAAATGGGTTTTGTCTTATCGCCAAAATGGAAAGCAAAATCAAAAGATGTTGGGTGAATATCCTATTATGGGATGTAAAGAAGCACGCCAACTAGCAAGACAATTAAAATTAGAATATCAGGGCAAGGTCGCCAATTCTCCACCAGTCCATAAGGTGGTTGAGGAATGGTTGAGTATCATGAAATCACAATGGACCAGCAAAAAATACTATGACACAGTCGAATATCGACTTGCATATCTAACCGAGGATTTTAAAAATCTTCCAATTAATGAAGTTGAAAGAAAGCACATCTCGAAGAAAATTAAAGAAATTGTTGCAAAGGGTACTTTAGAAACAGCAAGCCGAGCATTAAGACTTGGAAAGCAAGTATTTGATTTTGCAATTGCCTCAGATTATACAGATCGTAATCCATGTACATTAGTAGAGGATGTAATACCTGAATATGAATCTGACAGCCATCCTTGTTTACCTGTGAGTGAAATGCCAGAATTCTTTAAACGCATGAAAGCGAGTCATTCTAGCTCAATAGTAAAAATGGCCATGCTTTTAGTTTGTTATACCGGAACCCGAATAACAGAATTGTTAAAAGCTAGGTGGGATACTGGAGAGATAGATTTTGAAAACAAAGTCTGGATAATTCCTGCAGAGCGAATGAAAAAAAGAAAAGAATTAATGGTCCCACTGGTACCGCAAATCTATGCTTTGTTTAAGGAACTCGAAAGCGTCAAAACAGATGATGGGTACATATTTAAAAAACGTGGAAAACCTTATGAGCACATGACATCTGAGTCGGTTCTCACAATGATAAAAAGAATGGGCTACACAGATAAAATGGTTACTCATGGTTTTCGTTCATTGTTTTCGACTCATGCTAATGAAAGTAAATTGTTCCGTGGTGAGGTTATCGATTATCAAATTGCCCACGTGAACAAAACAACAAAAGCAGATAAGACAAGTAAAATTTATAACCGTGCCGAATATTGGGATGAGCGAGTAGAGCTTATGACTTGGTATGCGAATGAAGTAGAAAATTGGATTGGTACTAACTCATGAACCAAAGTTTATTTGTCGGTTTTTGGAATATAAATTTATCTCCTCCTATAGGAAATAGATGGAATAAATCAAAAGTTGATAAAAAAATAAAAGTTTCTAGGGTAATTCAAGGGCTCTTGAAACTCGATTTTGATTTTTTATGTCTTTGTGAGGTTTCACCTGAGGATATGGAGTTTATAGATAATAGTATTCAACTTATTGGGATGGGCTATGATTACAATATTTATCGAAAAAATTATGGAGGCTTATATTTTGATACATGTGTAATATTTAAAAATACTTTTGATTTTGTTCAATCAAAAGTAGAAGTCGATGGTGAAGAAAAGAATAAGCTTAAAGTCTTTCAAAAATATGAATTTCTAAGTGGGCACTTAGAAGAAAGAATTATATTTTATGTTACTCATTGGTTATCTCAATTAAATGATAATAAGGAAAAAAGAAGAACAGTCGCATCATTTATTAAAAAAGATACTAATGATGAAAAAAAATTTTTCAATAAAACGAAGTTTGTTGTTTTAGGGGATTTTAATGTTGAACCTTATGATTCGGCAATATTAGAGGGGTTAAGAAGTACTAGGGATCAAAAAGTTATCTCTAATAATTCTTCACTGTTTTACAATCCTTTTTGGAAATTTTTACAAATTAAGGAAGATCAACCCTCAGGTACCCATCACTGTACTAAAAATGAGTTCCATCACTGGCACATTTATGATCAAATCTTAGTTTCAGGAAACTTTTTCCGTGATGGATGGAATTTGGATGATAATCTAGTTCTTGTCTTTGATGATAAGATGATTAGTTCTTTACATAATGATTCATTTAGTAACCCTTCAGATCATTTGCCTATCTGTCTAAAGTTGGAGAAAACAAAATGCATTTAGATTTAAGTTTAGCAGTTGAAGAGGGTATGCAATCCTCTGTAACCAGAGACAAAAGTATTGAAGAAATTGATAATGTATTATTTGAAGTAGACCAAGCAGTTAAGAAAGCAACAAATAATAAAGTTGAATTTGGTTGGAGAAAAAAAGGGTTTAATACGTTAGGTTTATTAACGGGTCTTACTTCACTTCCAATTACAGATGTAAAAATTGAATCTCAAGAGCCTGAGTCGCGTGTTCTCTATGTTTCTGCAACAGATGACAAAACACAAAGATTTGATATAACAATATTAGTGATAAGTCCTGATGGCTTCCCATGTGAAATGAATGTTAACGGCAACAAGCTTATATCACATGATGCTGAATCCTTATTAGAGCAATTTAAACCCTTACTTTCTAGTGCTTTTGTTGGAGATAAAATAAGAAAATTAATGAAAAAAGGCGCTTAATTAGCGCCTTAAATTTTGAATCTAATCATAGCAAGTAATTATGAAAGCAATTTTTTGTAGGTTTTAAATTGAACGAATTTCTAATGTATAAAATTGATAAATGGGTAAATCAAAATGGGTAATAAATACTACGATCAATTAGTAAATAATGATTCTCATTTTGAAATTACGTTTAATGATTTTGAGGAGTTTATAACTTTTATTCGTCCAGATAAATTACATGTAAAAGATCTTATGACTCAATTAAGATTGGAATTTAACCCATCAGCTGTTAATTTTCCTTTTTTTAAGATAAAAGATTTTAAAGGGTATAGTACATTAGACAAATCGATCATTTATCGGGGACATGGAGAAAGTGATTGGGATTTAAAACCAACCTTTTATCGTAATAAAAAAAATATTGGGTGGGTTAAGACAAATTGGAGTGTAGATCAAAATTATGAGTCAGAAATTTTATTGAAATTCCAAGATTCCTGTGATTTAGCTGGTGTTCAATTACCATCAGATAATGATCAATTGAGAAGAAGACAAAAAAATAAGTTAAGTAAATATAGGAAATCGTTTGGAAGAGATCAGCTAGATTGGTTTGATGATGATTTTTTTGAGTTAGCTGTATATGCACAACATTATGGAGTTGAAACTAGATTGCTGGATTGGACCAAAAATCCGTTTGTAGCTAGTTATTTCGCTTGTTCTCATGCACTCAAAATGAATTATGATCCAAATTCAAAATTTTGCATTTGGGTATTAAATTCTGAAAGTATTACAAATGAATTGAATCAAGTACTCGAAGTGCTAGATCCACCTAAAGGCCTTAATCAGCATATTTCTCATCAACAAGGTGTCTTAACTTACACAAAAAATCACATCAAAATCTTTAATAAATTTGGAACTCGACCATGCTTAAAAGATATTCTAAAGTATTATGAAAGTGGTTACAGGTTATTAAAAATAACTTTAGGATATGAATTAATCGTTGAATTATTTAATTATTGTAATATTCATAATTTCAATGCATGTCACTTATTTCGTGGTGCCAACGGTGCTGCAATGCACACCACTGATTTATTAAATTTTGATGACTATAAATATCCTATAGAAGATTAAAGGCGCTTATTTAGCGCCTTGAATCTCAACTTTAATCTTTGCTACTGATTGAGATGTCCAACCCTTATAAGTTTTGGATTCTCGATCAGGCGGGAATTTCTCCAAATAATATTTTTTAAAAGTATTTGGAGCCATTCCGAGTTCTTTAGCTAATTGTCTTAAAGAATACCAAGACATTTAAATCTCCTGACTTTCCGCTTTAACTTCTTTCAGTGATTCAATTGACTTAATCCAACTTAAAATGTGTGGCTTAGTTATTTCATCCTGACCGTGAAACCAGTAGAACTTTTTTTCTTTTTCAAGAACGTAATAAGGTTCACCAGATCCATTAGGCACAAGAAAATAATGGGTAGCATCTTTGGGTGCTGATTCAAGTATTTCTAATTCACTCATCCCTCAGCTCCCGATTCAATATCCAACTTCATTGCACCTTCTTCTGGATATTCGGTCATCCAAAAGTAATAGCCTTTTCCACTGTGGCCATCTTCAAAGAATTTAATTGTTAGTTCAGTATCAAGTTGATCTAAATCTTTCTCACCATCTGGATTTACAAATTCGAGAAGGCTTTTTAGTTGATGACCGCTAAGTGTTATGCTCATTGTTCAGCTCCCGATACGTTTGGCACACTATGAAAATGCATCCAGTGAGAAGGTGGGTCATTATAATAATTTGCCCATACACTATTTAGATCTTCATCAATAGTTATATAGTCTTGTTCTGGAGTAACATCTGGCGCATCATCCCAACAAATAAGTACCATTATGTCTGTAGGTGGCTCTTCATCTTTTACGCTGATCCAAGTGGGCCCAGCTTGGGCTTTTGCTGCAGCCCAAGCTTTTGCACTTGTATAAAAGTCAGCTTCATATTCAGGGCTTCCATCTTTGGCCCATTTATATGCAATTGGGTCATCATTTTTATACCAATCAGCATGAGCTTGCATTTCCTTTTTCCAAAGTAACCAAGCTTTATTTGTCACTATATTAAAATAGCCATTCATGGTTTCACTAAATACAAGAATGTCATTTTTTCGAATATTGCTTTCTTGCTTGAAAGTTTCAGTTTTTTTGAAATTTTCTTCAAAAAAAGCACGGTCATAAAAAATCATGAATTAGCTCCCATTCTGCTTGAATAAAGAGCTTTATTACTTTCGACAATTTCTTCACATTCTTTTTGACTACCAACGAAGAAATAATCTTTTTTCAGTTCACCAGCCTCAAATTTAGCTACCCAAGTACCGTAGACCTTTTCGGCTGAGATATATGCATAGCGTTGCTTTGTGATTGAAATGATATCTTCAATGTCTAAACAATCACCCAAACAATTAAAGTCTTTTTCTTTATTTACGCAATTTTCAGGCTCTTCATTGTCTTGCCACATAGTTTTAATTTGGTCTTCAACAATTAGAACTGAACCTTTAGGCAAATTATGATCCTTGGCTTTATTCCAGAATTCCCACAGTTGTCGAGTTTGTTCGATCATAAAAAAGACTTGGTTATCTTCTATTATGGAATAAGAAAAAAAGTCCCGATTTGTATAAGAAGCTGCGAGATCAGGAACAAACCATAGCTCCATACTGTCTTTTTTAAAAACTTCTACTTCTGCAATTAAAGCTTCTCTTTGGTTCGCTAAATTAATCATTCGCTTGCTCCAAACAATAAGTGACAGCTTGCTCTAAAGTTTCAAATTCCTTTTCCACATCATTGTCGAGATATGCCGTCCATTCGTCATTACCGCCACATTTCGAGATAAGAACACTTCCAATCCAAACATCATCGTCATCAAATTGCACTGCAGTCTTAACTTCAAACATTTAGGCCACCATCTGATAACTTTTTTGATTTAATCTTGCTAATCCACGCAAACGTAATTGCTCAATAAAGTGTTTATCTCTGTTCATCCATGCTCTGCAGAACGAGGCAAATTTCTTTTGGCAAATATCATTCATTGGATAACCATCTTTTGTTTCATTCATTGATATCTTTGCAACTTCTTTGCCACGCTTTAAAATAATGAATCCATTTTTATGAGATGGGTAATACCCGTTTTCACACATCCAAACAGTGAAAGGAAACGACATAGAATCAGGGATGTTTCTCATCATTTAAAATCTCCAAATGGAATCTTTAACTTTTGCCTTGTAGAGCAGGGCATCTGTTTCATGAAGCGAAACATTTGAGAACACATGAGTTCTGTTTTTACCAACCACAGTGAAAGTTCTGGTTTTGCTGTTGTATATTTGGATCATTGTGGTGACTCCAATAAGAAGTTATTTTCAACTTCTAGTTCTTTTCTTCTTTTTATAACCAGCTCCATTAGGGGTTCTTGAATACGTTCATCTGCTTCTGAAATATCAATTTCAATCGCATCCAACGTAGTCAGGTCTGTAGCTCGTTTGACTCGTTCAGAAATTGAAATATTTTCTTTCGATTGACCAGCAATGATGACTAAGTGTTTATTTAACTCAGTTAAAAAAGATTTTTGATCTTCAGAAGCCCAGTCTTTCGTTTCCTCAATGAGACTATTAGCTGCATCTGCAGTTTTAGTTTTCTTTAGCTTTTCAATAAGGCCAGCTAACGGAGACTCAACAGGTTTGTCATTATGATAACGAGTCCAATTTTCCTCTTTGTTATTGGCCTTCTTCGCAGATTTTTTTGCTTGAGTTGAGTTAATTTCTTTATCTGCTTTGGGTTCAATTGGTCCCAAAACGTTTAGGATGTTGTCGTCATCTATACTTGTCAAACCTACTTCACCGCTAATAATAGCGTTAAGTAAATTCTTAAACTCCTCACACCAATAAAGTGACTTAACAAATACCCGCAACTCACCGAAATCATGCGATTTACGTTTAATAAATGCATCTGCAGCTGAACGAGTTAGATGGCAATTAACATCTTCCCAAAAATATTTACCATGGCAGATATGAATATTGCGTTCATTCCAATCAGATAAAATGTTTATTTGAGTAGAAGCTTTTACATCGAGGAAAAGTTCATCTTCCTCTTCAATTGCTAAACCATTTAAAGCATGCTTATCTGTAGCTTTAAGAGATTCAAAAAAATCATCAATTGATTTATATGTTGATTCATCATCGGCATCTACAATATTAGTGATTTCTACAGAATCACTAGCCGGATCTAAACCCCAAACAATCTTTTTTTCTTGAACAACAAAAATTGGTGAATCAGTACCAGCGTTATCTTTTTCCCAAGAATTTTTGAGTTGTTGGGTAAACTCCGCCCATGTTTCAGGCGTAAATAGAGTAGGTTTCATAGTTGCTAACCTTTAAATATTTTGAAGCGCTTTACGCAAATGTGGGTCAAGGTCTTCTTTATTCAGGAGCCATGAGATATATGGGCGCGGTAATTCTTTAAGAGGCGTTCCTTTGTGTTTACCCCATGTCATTATTTTGGGTAAACGTACAGCTTCAGACATGAGAAATAAGGAGTTCAAATCTTTAATTCCCAGTCGTTCAATTAGAGCTATTAGGATAATCCCAGTAAAATAAACATCCGCCCGTGCTGAATGTGCATGTCTTAAATGCTTACGTGCTTCTTCACGGTTACTCATTACGAAATAGTACAGAACAGCCAATTTATGACTTGTTAAATCAGGCCATACGTCCCTTGCTAAAGCTAAAGTACAAATAGCCTTTGCCTTAATTGCTGGTCCACATTTATTTAGAGCTTTGATGTCGTAATCAATATTGTGACCGACAATGAATTCAACCCCTTCAGGTAACCGGAACGATTCGCAACTTGGTTGACCTTCAATATCCGCTTCAATGATGTTGTGTACAGCCATTGCTTCTAAATCAATCGGTTCAGGACAAGAATAGAAACGGTTAAAAACTTCATCTTTATGAACTAACAATTGACCATTCTCTAAGCTAAAAGGCGCATAAGCGATTTCAATTGGATAACCATTTAATTTGTTGGTTTCAGTATCTAAAATAATTGCTTTCATTGATCATGCACCATTTAACTGTTAGGCCAACAAAAGCCGCAGTTGTGACATTCCCATTGAGCACCAGAGCCAGAATGACTAACACCTAAAGTGCATTTGTCATTAGTACATCTTGGACAAGTACCATAAATCACACGAAAAGATTTAATAACTAACATAAATATCCCCAACTAGCGTGTACCAAGAAAACCACGACGAATTTTGTAAGCTTTCCGGTCAGGGGAAGGTATGTGCGTTTTTTGAAGAATTTGACCTAATTCACGTCCTCTACGATATTTAATTTCGGTTTCTAGATTTCGTAAAATCCACTCTTTTGTATTTAACGTATATTGTGAAACAGGAGTTAATTCATTGTTTTCATTAACCGTATAAACACGAGTTAAAGTGTGATTTGCAGCATAAACTGTATAGCCAAGACGGACTTTGTATAAACCATGTTCTTCATCCTTCCCTACGAATTCACGGAAAGTTGATTTTTGGTTTACTTGACCATTCAGATTATTTTCGTAACGTTTAGATCCTCGTAAATAGTTTGTTCTCATTGTGCACCACCTAATTTAACTACATGTACTTGAACATCAACAGGTTCGCCTGAGTTAAATTGTTGTTGCCAATGTTGCGTCTTCTGCTCACGCACTTGAGCCTCTGCATCACATGCATAAAGGAAAGCAATAGCTAATGCACTAAATATAAGGAAGCATAAAACATACGGCCATTTACTATCTTTTTTAAACTTTAGATCCTCTGCTGATGGATGCTGATAAAGTTTAGAAGTAGCTGGTTTATTTGTTTTATTCCCGCTAAGTTCAGGCACGAAACAAATAGGTGTAGATGGGGTAGATTGACTGTTTATATATTTCTGATTCATAATAATTTGCCTTTATACGTACAGTATTGGTAGAAAAAGCCTCGATAGCCGTCCAAAGTCATTGAGGCTTTTTCATTTTTGTTAGCTCAGCATTTACAGACATTTGCGAAGGTTTATATCTGTACTTAAAGCCGTTTTTATTAATGCGCTCTTCATCAATTAAATTTTTCGCATTAATATTTGTGATTTCCATGTCCTTCCAATTTGGAAAGTCTTTACTTGAACATTGAATAACACGACCACAAGCCATAGCTCGTAACGCCTCCGAAACGCTAATCAAGCCTTGTTCGTCTATAACTTTGTCTTTGTAGTGATCCATGAGAGTTCACCTTTTGACGATTACGTAGTATTGGTTGAAAAAAGCCCCGATAGCCGTCCAAAGTTTTCAGGGCTTTTTTTATTTCTTAAGATTTAAATGACCCAATTCGTACAGGGTTTTCTGGAAGTAAAGCAATTACTTCTTCTTTGAAATCTTCAATAATTTCATTACGTAATAACTCTTCTTTGACAATTTGAATGGCAAACTGAGGTGCGCTACCAGTGCTATTTACAATTAAACGTAATTTGATTTCTCGTTCTGCAAGACCTAAGTAAGCTGAATCTTGGATGGTGAAATAAGCCGGTAATACGCCTTTTTTAGCTGAAGCTGCAATTTGGGCCATTTCAGATTGAACCTGACGTGTGTTTTCTACTTCAGCGTTACTAGTAGTCGATGCTTCAATTTGCATATTTCGTACTGCAACAAGGGCATCTTTAATATCAATAGCATTATTATTTTCATCAAATGCATTAAGTACTTGAGCCCAATCTTCAATGAAAACAGCAAAGTTACGTTGATCTAACTTATGGTCTTTAAGTTGATTTAATTTTTTCCACACCACAGTTGATTCTAGGCACAGAGAAGCTAAATAGTCACAATGGCCTTGGGTTTTTCCTTCACCATGGAAGTTAAGAACTGCAATAGCTTTTACGTCATTTTGATTAACAAAAATTGGTGTATCTTTACCGCCTTCTGCAACTACAAAATCCTTAAAGTCATTAAATGTTGGTGTAGTAAATTCACCATGAGGACGGAATCGAGCATCCATAAATTTTTCAGCAGCTATAACACTATAGTCATGATGCAAAGCTACAAGCTGACCACGCTCAAGTGGAATTACAGGTTTAGCTAAACCTAGAAATTTTTCGATTTCGATTTTTTCAGACATGAAGGTCTTTCCTTTAGTTGAGTAAAAAAGATTTTAAAAATTAAGCTTTTTCTTCAAAAAGCTGGTCAGTGTGTTTAGCAAAAAGCGATACATCACCACGTGTGTTTACATACATAGGTGTTTTGTCACCGTGTTCTTCGACACTTTTACCTTTTGGGAGTGGGGCATTTGAAATTAGTTTGTGCTCTACAGTAACGTTGTTGTGACCAACGCCTTTAGAGAACTTTAATTTAATTGTGATCTCGCCGACTTTTTGTGTATCAACAGCAGCACTTGCAACCTTGCTAACTGCATAGCCAAGTTGTTTTGCAAAGGCACCGCCATCGATGTCATTAATAAATTCTTCGCAATCTGTAGAGCGTAATGTACTCATTATTTATTCACCATGAGATGTGTTGGTGAATTAATTATTCATCAATGAATAGAATTATTCAACTAGTAATTATTCACCAATGAATTAATTGTTTATTATTTGATCTAAAATTATCCATTTGAATTATTCTAATTATAAAAAAACCCAGCATTTTGCTGAGTTTTTAGGCATTCATTACAATTTAACTACTTTAGTTTACTTCCTGAATTATTTAACTATCCATTAATGAATTTTTTGTCATTAAAAGTAGGCGTGCTAATTCATTATTAAAGCCACTAAGTGCTTGAAAAACCGTATCTTTAGCTAGTTCAGGATTTTCAAAATTATCAAGTATAAAAGCTTGCTCCACTAAAGGATGGTTCTCATCAGCTAAATTTTTTATATTTAGTAAAATATTAGCTGCTAAATTGGGTTGGCTTTTAATAACTTCCTCAGCAAACACAGTTAAAAAGGTGTTAATTCCTTGAAATTTAAAAATATCTTTATCTGGTCTTTCCATAGTGTTTCCCTTAAAACTCCCTATGCATACCAACTACTTTACCTACCAACTTACAACCCTCAGTTAATTTAATAATCTGCTCAGGCCATTTTGTATTAAGCGGTTCTAGATATTTTTCATTTCCTTCAATAATTAACTTTTTAAAAGTAGCCTCTGATTCACCTGCACATGCAACAATTACAAGATCATTGGTTTTTAGATCAAACACAGGATAATCAGGATTTACATATATTCGATCACCAGGTTCAAACTTTGGATACATTGAGTATCCAGTGACTATAAGGCCATAACCATTCTTACCAGCCTTTTTCATTGGTGGAAGCCATTCTATTACTTCCGTATCCTTTAACACAGTTTGTACATCTGTAAATGAACCCGCTGCTACCCAAGAAATCACAGGTACTAAATCTCCTTCTATGTTGATTTTATTATTAAGATCAACATTGTTATCAAGTTTAAGATTGGAATCAGAGCTTTTATTTTTTAAAATTTTTTCAATATCTTGGTAGAGCAATTCTTCTGTAGTTAAACCACACCATTTCGCTAACTTCTCTACTGTCTTAATAGTAGGCGCTTGAAATTGTCCACTTTCCCAACGGAAGAGTGTAGGTTGAGGCACCCCGGATAATTTACTAAGACCCGTTACTGTTAATCGTTGTGAAAACAAAATGTATTTCACATTCTTTTCTAAAAGATATTTCTCTTTCATTTTAAGACTCATTCTTTGGTCCAGGTCTGATAATTAATTTTATTCAAAAATGAATAATTTGTGGAAAACAATTCATCTTCGTATTGACAGCTATTCATTAATGAATAAAAATATTCATCATTATGGAGTCATTGATATGTGCATGAATATTCAAGATAAGGTTATTTACCTTTCAAACAACCGAGGTTTGACACAACAGCAAATTTCAGAGCGAACAGGAATTTCTCAAAGTTCTGTTTCAAAAATTGCAAGTGGCGAACAAAAAGAAGTTGCTTATAACAAAGGTGTTGCTTTAGACGCGTTAGTTGCATCTGAACAGAATAGAGAATATGAGGAATCCAAGACAAAACAATTAAATCGATCTGCATAAAAACCACTTTTAGGAAAGTATGAGGCATAACCATGGCTGAAAAACTTCTTGCAAATGCATCATCGAAATTAACTTTAGAAGAAAAAGCAAAGATGGAATGGATTGCCAAACTTGAAGGCAAGAACTCCTTATCTAATCTCATCCGCTCTATGTGTAAGAAAAAGATTTCAGAAGTAGAAGGTGAGATGGCAGGTAAAAGCTCTCTCGAAGTAATTAAAAACATTTGCACTAGGAAAGTCTCAGAAGCTGAATCTGAATACGAGTTTCTCAGAAATGTTTTTTGTGGGTCAAAAGATAATGGGTATACCAGAGATACCTTCGAATTAGTGCCTTTACGGGCCGAAAAATCGCGGCATACAAATGCTAGTGATAAATCAGTCCAGCTTGATCTACTTAGCTGGAAATAAAAAAACCACTCCCTGCGCCAACAGGAAATGGTCTATGGCTGTTCAAACCCTTGGAAGAATGAACGTGAGTAATTTAGCAAATCATCCCTGCTCAGGCAAATGCACTGATTTTAAAGAAGAACAGTGCTCAACTTGTCTTATAAATCAAGATGCCCCGCATCAAATCGTAAACACTCAAACCGATGAAGAGAAATTTCTAGATCGTGCATTCAATGCACAAAAGGAGATTTCATGACTTCAGAAAAAAAGGTTTGGCCGTTAGGAACCAATCACACTGATTCTGAGGGAACGCCGTGGAAGCGTGACGAACAGAACAATTGGTGGTTTTGGCAAGAAAACTTTGGCTGGTCACGCTACGTAGGTCCAGTTAACCAAGCTTTCTTAGATTTACGAATTGAGGTTGGGACTGAACAATGATTTTTGAATTAATAAATCCTAGTGATAAATGTACATTTGAAGCGCCAAATTTAAAAATTGCTGCTTTAGTTACTTGTGTACTTGGAAACGGTCAATACTGTGCAAAAGGAATTGAAAACGACCTTGATGTTCCATTCTTTATTTTTGGTGGGCATGACGAATGGTTTGTTTCTAATTTTGGGTTGAATTTTAAAGAAACTTATATTCAAGTTCGAAATGAAGAAAAGTTTGACCTGGTAAATAGCTTTAACAGTGTTTTGTTAGGTTCTTATCTTGACCGTACTGCTTTCTATAAAGCTTATGACTTAATTCAAGATCCAGCTGAGAAAAATAAATGGCGTGAACAATGGTTAGATGAACGCCGCTCGTCTTTAAATAATATCTGTAAACGTGCATGGAATTTTGCTGAACAAGTGAGCTTGTATAAACCAGCTCAGGAAGGTGCAGCATGACTGTACGTCCAATTTTATTTAATTCAGAAATGGTTAGGGCCATTTTAAATGGATCTAAGACGCAAACACGCCGAATTATTAAGAGTAAAGTTCAAAAAAAAATTGATATAGCTGAACATCTTGGACAGTTCTTTGGTTTAGAAGATTCTAAATCACAAATATCTTCTTATTTTCAGAAAATTTGTCCTTTTGGAGCAATTGGCGACCAGCTTTTTGTTCAAGAGACGTATGGCACCAAAATTAGAAGTTTAGGTGGAACTCCTCATGAGTCATTTGTCTACAAAGCAGATAACCCAAATGAAATTGCTTATTACGACTGTAAGGGAAAGGGTTATCCAGTTAGATGGAAGCCATCTTCTCGTATGCCTCGTAAAGCATCACGTGTTTTGCTTGAAATAGTTGATATCCGTGTTGAGCGTTTACATGAAATTAGTGATGTAGATGCTAAGGCTGAAGGTTTTGATAAACCTAAAACTGATTCAACTATGCAAAGCAATAATTCTCATAACCCAGTTCTTAACTTTCAAAAACATTGGGAAGCAATAAAAGGTAAAGAATCTTGGAATGAAAACCCTTGGGTTTGGGTGATTGAGTTCAAGGTTAAGCAAGAGATAATTTTTTCAGTGGGGAACTTTTAATGGAAAAGTTCGTCTTTAAAAAAATAGGTGAATATAAGTCAGACTGGGCTTTAGCTTATGTTGATCCAAATAATTTATATAGTGCTGGCGGTGGACGTCTAACAGTCGTTTTAAGTAGTTTTACCGGTTCTGCTTTCTTTTCTCATGTTGGTCAACCAACTTTTAAAGAGTTCATTGCTCAATGCCATGCTCCTTATTTACTTAATAAACTTTTTCCTAAAGTTGAAAAGTGGGTAGATGTTGAGGATGGTAATGAAGTTATTGAATACATAGCTATCAATAAGCTATCTGAATTAAAAGATGGTCGATCAAGTGGCGCAATTTCCAAAAAAGATCTTAGAAATTTTTATGAACACCTTAAAGAAATTGAATTCGAATGTTTTTCAAATTTCTTTGACCAGCTCACTTTTAAAGACCGATCAATCATGTGTGAACTGTTTGGTGAAGACTGGCTTTGGGAAAGTGGGCCATCAAAATTAAATCCTGATTACGTATACCTCGAAAAAATGCTGGTAGATGTGATTTCTGAATTTAAGAAATTAATTGGATTGGATGGGTGAACGATATGAAAAATAAACTTATCGTTGACCGCAACCAAGCTAAAAATATCCGCGATAGGGAATCATGCGAAATAGCGGTAAATATGCGAATTAAGGAAGGGGTAAACAATCAATTTCGTGCGAGAAAAAAATTTCTCAATCAAGTTTTTTGGGTAGCTGAACCCCTTTGTAGCATTAAATGTGGACCTGAAAAATTCTACGGCCATTTTTCCTGTGATCCGATTCCTGAAGGTTGGAGCCGTTATACACTTGATAGACCAGGAAGTAGGGTTAATTTTGGTGAACATCGCTTTTTAGTTGAGTGCACTGAAGTTAAGACATTTAAATATTCTGCAGGTCAATTATTCACTGTTTTACTAACGCTTAAAAAAGTTAATGGTGGTGCACTATGAATATGTGCCTCAATCTTAACTTATTACCTCATGAATTGATTGTTGATAATTTTGCAGGTGGGGGTGGAACATCTACTGGCTTAGAAAAAGCCTTTGGTCGTCCAGTTGATATTGCAATTAACCACGATCCTAAAGCAATTGCCATGCATCGTGCTAATCATCCAAATACTCGTCATTTTTGTGAGGATGTTTGGGATGTTGACCCTGTAAAAGTTACAAACAATCAGCCTGTAGGATTGGTTTGGCTTAGTCCAGATTGCAAACACTTTTCTAAAGCAAAAGGTGGAAAACCGGTTGAAAAGAAAATACGTGGTTTAGCTTGGATTGCTCTTAGATGGGCTGACCTTACACGACCACGTATAATCATGCTCGAGAACGTTGAAGAGTTCAAAACTTGGGGCAGATTAGGAAAAGATGGATTCCCGAGTAAAAAGCACAAAGGTGAAACATTCAGGTGCTTTGTTAATGCATTACGTCATCAAGGTTATAAAGTTGAATGGCGAGTAATGAGTGCTCGGGATTACGGATCTCCAACTCTAAGAAGACGGTTTTTTCTAGTTGCTCGCCGTGACAACTTCCCTATAGTTTGGCCCAAGCCTACGCATGCTGCACCAGATAGCAAAGCAGTTAAAACTGGGAAATTAAAACCATGGCGAATCACTGCAGAATGCATAGATTGGTCAATTCCTTGCCCAAGTATTTTTACTCGTAAGAAACCTCTAGTTGAGGCAACTTGTCGCCGTATAGCAAATGGTTTAGTCCGTTATGTAATCAATAATCCAGAACCATTTATTGTTCCAATGGATAAGGTTAAAAGCGTTGCCCCAGTACTTACTGAGTGTGCAAATGCTTCAAGCCCAAGATGTATGCCTGTTGATGAACCTTTACGCACAATTTGCGCAGGGGTGAAAGGTGGACATCATGCGTTGGTTACTGCGTTCATTGCTAAGCATTATACGGGTGTTGTTGGTAGTGATATTCGCGAACCGCTCCATACGATTACTGCAAAAGATCATAACAGTTTAGTCGTTAGCAACCTGGTGAAACTGCGCAAAAACAACATTGGTCAACCTGTTGATGAACCATTACATACCATTACCACAAGTGCGGGTCATTTTGCTTTAGTACAAGCATTTCTAACTGCCTTCTACGGTAGTGAGAAAGACGGAAATAGCATTCATGAGCCACTTCGTACGATACCAACACGTGATCGTTTTGGTCTTGTAATGGTTAAAGGTGAGCTGCACCAAATTGTTGATATTGGCTTCCGTATGCTTCAGCCAAGAGAACTATTCACAGCACAAGGTTTTGAACCTACTTACATCATTGATCATGGGATCGATGAACATGGAAACACTATCAAATTAACTAAGACAGAACAGGGAAGAATGGTAGGTAATTCCGTACCTCCTCAATTCTCTGAAGCTTTAGTACGTGCAAATTTTGCACATGAACACTTATATGAGGCAGCTTAAGAAATGGCAAGATCTAGAAATATTAAGCCCTCATTCTTTATGAATGAAGACATTATTGAATTACCTTATGAAGCACGATTGCTATTTATTGGTCTTTGGACTTTAGCAGATCGCGAAGGCCGACTCGAAAATCGACCTAAGAAAATCAAAATGTCTTTATTTCCTGCAGACGATATAAACGTTGCAGAACAGTTAGAGAACATTTCTAAGTTCGGTTTTATCGAGTTATATAACGCTGATGGTATTGATGTTATCCATATCGTTAACTTTGTTAAACATCAAAACCCGCACGGGCTAGAGAAAGACAGTGAATTACCTGACCGTAATGGTATCTACACTGTCTATGAACGTAACCCGAAAAACAAAACAATTGTTGGAAAACCAATTCAGTTAAATAAAGCTGATTTAAAGCATTTTTACGATAAAACAGGACCGTTTGCCCCTCAAAATACTGGTTCTGCTGTTGAAAACAGTTATCAAGATAACGAATCGAATCAAGCAAACAGTAGTGGGAACAAACAAGAACAGTTAGATAACGGTTCTAAAACTGTTTCTATCTCAGACCAAAACGCCCTGAATCCTGAATCCTTTAATCTGAATCCTGATTCACTGAATCCTGAAACCTTTAATCAGAATCCAGAAGGTAATAACAACTCCGCCGTTGGCGAAGTTGATTCATCGACTCAAACAAAATTTAGTTTCAAGAGTGCTTTGAAAAAAAATGGTGTACCTGAGAAAGACGCTGCTGAGTTCTTACAAGTTCGTAAAGCCAAGAAAGCTCAAAACACCGAAAACGCTTTTGAAGCACTTTTGAATGAAGCCCAAAAAGCAGGAATCACACTGCAGCAAGCCGTCGAATATTGTTTGAAAAGACAAAATCCTTGGGGTGCCTTCAAAGCATCTTGGTACCTAAACGAAAAACCCGAAATGACTACCGGTCAACAGTCAAACCATCAATCGTTACCACGCAATGTAAATGATCAATGGGGCGCGCCAAAGAAATATGAACCGGTTGCTCACACAGCTGTGAAGGGTGAATTGATATGAACGCAGTGCCTCAAAAATTGGAATATAAAATTTCCCATACAAACCAGATCTGTAAGATCCACAAAGAACAAATGATCAATGTACATGGTCGAATCGTTTGTCAGTCTTGTGTTGAAAAAATCATGAAGCAGTCAAATGAAAAATATGAAAGCGATAAGAACAATCGTATTTTAAATTTGAAAATGGCTCGAGCTGGTATCCCTAAAAGACATGTAAATAGCGGCTTTAGCAACTATGCAGTAACTCACAAAGGACAAGACAAAGCTCGTAAAACTTGTGAAAAGTTCACTATGGATTTCAATTCAGGTGTTTTTCGAAATTTACTTCTTGTCGGCCGTACTGGTACGGGTAAAACACATCTAGGTTCATCAATTCTGAAAAATATCATCATTAAGAACTGGGAAGCTATTTACATTACGTCTGCAGATCTAGCTGAAGATATCGCGGGTGCCTATCGCCGTAGTGGTGATAGTGAAGATGAAGCGCTAAAACGCTATGTAAAAAAAGATTTATTAATTATTGATGAATACGGTTTACATGACCGTGCTGAAAAACGTCCTCAACTTCTTGAAAGTGTTCATAAGGTTCTACTCACTCGTTATGACGAGTTGAAGCCAACAGTTGTGATTTCAAACCTAAGTCTTTCTGAGGTCCGCGAAGATCTTGGGGACCGTCTATGGTCAAGATTTCAACATGATGGCTTAGATATTGTGGAATGTGATTGGGATGATGCTCGTATAGGTGGAGGTAAAGCACAGTGAACGCATTTATTGATATGAAAAAATCTGAATACGCATTAGTTGCTTACTCAAACGTAGCAGCTAAATCTGATGAGCGAAAAGCATTAGAAAAAGCAGTTAAGAAATGGCTGAAACATCCTGGTAATAAAATCCGACAGGTTGAGTCTTTAGGGCGTGATCTCAATATGCCTCACGGCACCGGCCCTATGTACAAGCGTTTATGTTGTCGTTGCGAAACTTGTGTTGAATGGGCGCTTTCCACTGGTTTAATCAAATCTAAGCCAAAACCAGTTGTAAAGCGTGGTCCAGATGCTCGCCAATTGCGTATTTGGGCACAGAAAAACCAATTGACCCCCTACGCTACAGCTTTTAATGAAGATTGGGATTTACTGGCCTTAGAAGTGGATTATTCAGTTACGGCATTTCAACTTGAACGTATTTATCAAGGTCGTTCTGAAATTGATCACAACTTTGTTTGGAATCGAGTTAAGCGTGTAGCTGATCGTTTAGTTGCTGAAAAGTTAAGAGCTAAAGGGGGTGGGTGCAAATGAAATCTAAAGCAACCAGCAAAAAACGCTCAAAAAAATACAATCCAAACAAGCTAACCCCGACCCAAGTTCAAGCTAATCAGAAAAAGGCTTAACTACGAAGAGAAGCAGCTCAAGAATATGAATGCAATATGGGGTCCATTTCATAAGATGTAGGGACTAGATGGAAGCAGAGAAATTTAAAGAGAGAGGTTAATTGAGCATTTTCTAAATTACTTAATAGTACCAACTTGAATAAGGGCAGCTAATACTAAATCAGCCATTTTTAGGTTTGAGCGCTTTTTTCGCTAGGTCTATTTCTTAAAAAAGAAATAGACCTTTTTATTAGGAATTACTATCTTAATATTTTGATATTACTTCAAAATTTAAAATAAAAAACTTTGAGTAAATTCTTGTAATATTAATTTAATAATTCTATATTATAGAATAAGAGGAAATTATGAAATGGAATTTGTAACATGCCACAATATCTTTTTCTTGCTGAGACTATTTACAAAAAAATGAAAAATGAAAAACTATTTTCTAAAGATGTTTTAGAAAATATGTATATTCTTATGAAGGTGATTCGAAAAGAAATTAAGGGTACAGAATATAAGCTGAAATATAATTTTATTGATTTCAATGAAGTACTGAGTAAAAGTAAAAATGATTGTAAGGTAAAGATTGATGTAAGTTTGATTCCTTCTTATAATTTAAGAGAAGAATACATTTTATGGTTAGCTGGGTTTATTCAAAAAATTACTGAAGGGGGCCCTAAGCCACCCCCTCCTATCAAAGAATATATTCCCGAGTTTATAAATTTGGAATCGGAATTAGATTTTTTAACCTTAAATTTAGAAAAAAATCAAAATAATGGGGAAGAGATTGTAAATTATTTTAATTCCAAACATTATAAAGCAACTTTTAAAAAATAGTTTTCTTAGTCCCGTTAACTAATTTTAGAAGTTTTATTCTTTTTGAACTTTTACTTTTTTGTAGCAGCAAAGAAATTAACTTTGCTAAAAGCTATAATTATAATATTTGTAATAATTTTAAATTTTTTTAGATACTTTTTTAAAAAAAATATTGATTCTTCAAAGAAATTCATTTAATTTAATATTGCTAAGTAGCCATACTTAGTATTTCAGGTTTATGTGGATTTCATAAGCTCATTTCTGGTTCGGAAATGAGCTTTTTTAATTCTTTGTTATTTCTTATAATGGGTTTTTATAATCATGTAAAATAAAAATGATAGAATGATCAAAATTGCTGAGAGTACAAAAGCTACGATGATAGTTTTCATTTTTTGATGCTTTTTTATGAAGAAAACTTTTAGAGAGTAATATTTTAGCTTTTTTCTGTCAATATACTCCTATTATTTTAAGAAATATTATTCTAGTGAGTTTATCAATTAAAGAATCAAGCTTATTTAAGTTGTGGATAAATATAATATTTTATGTAATTTATGGTTGATGAAAAAGAGAATTTCTGAGTAAGAGTTATAAAAGTTTTAGATTTCTAAACAACCCCTAGGTAATAATTTTATAATAAAGGGAAACTAGATGTGGCCTTTAAAATTTTGGTGTGTGATGCAAATCCTACGTAAAAAGGGTTTGGATATTAAATTACTAAAAAGAAGGAAATGATAGGGGCCCCTATCCTAAAAGTGCTGACACATTGGTAAGTAGGACCAGCTCGATGTTTTTTTGAGGATCAATATATTTTGCATATATAAAAGAGAGCATTTTTTTACAAACAAAAATAATGAATTGGAACAAGGGTACTTCTAAATAAATCTAACGGTTAATAATTCTGGAACTAAGTGTTTTTAAGGATTATGTCATGCAAGAAGAGCTTCAAGTTTATGTAAATCTTACTTGCTTGATTTGAGGTCGTTATGATTAAAAAAAGTAACCGCCGTCAGTGGAGCGAGTTTTTCTCCAATAATAAAAGACAGGAATTCTTTAAGGATTTCAGTGTTTCATCAGGTAATGACAAAGTTAAAAAGCATAAAGCTAGCTCAAATAAACATGTGTTTTTCCCGTGCCATGTAGAAAAAGAAAATGATGGTGAAAATAGTGTGTATAGGGGAAGTACAGGTGGTGTTATCATTTTTGGTAAGCAATACATCACAATCAAATTGCCTTATGGATTAAGCGCTAACGAGATTTGGCGGGCTACAATTGATCAGAACGGAAAGCAAAGAAATAGTCTTTCAGTAGGTGCTAAAAAGTATAAGGACAAGGTTCAAAAACAATATGGACCTATGTTTAGAGCACTTAAGTTAAAAGCTATCGATCAACTTTGTGAAATACGGTTAATTGTTCAGCCACCACTTAAAACTCGTTCTTACAGCGCTAAAACTTATCCACGATTTGATATTGATAACTATCCAAAACTACTAATTGATAGTGTCAAAGGTGATGGCTTGTTATTCAAAGACGACAATATTTTCATAAGTGAACAAATTAAGCTGGCAGAACCATGTGAAGAGGGTTGTGTCTGGCTTTCGTGCGTTTTTACTGATGAAACTGATTGGTTGTCAAAAACTGTAGATTTTGATTGGTTAGCTGGGAGAAGCATTTAAATGGCGAAAAAGAGCGATTTGCAACGTCGAGTACTTATTGGAAGAAAACTTGCAATGGCGCGTGATATGGCTCAATTACGTCAAGAAGACGTAGCTTTAGAGATATTCGGTACACCACATAAAAACCGAATGAGTGAAATCGAAAATGGTAAGTTAATGCCAGATGCAGAATTACTTTCGGTGCTATGTCAAAAATACGGTGTTTCAGCCGACTGGGTTCTTGGTTTTACTATTGAGCCAGAACTAGACAAAACAGCTTCTGTAGCTGGTATTCTGTTTAACAGTCTAGGTGAAATGATGAGTGAATACACTCAAGCCATGGCATTTCAATTAAGTATGGCTGCAGCACAGCATATTGCATCTTTCCCGAAAGCCTTAACTGTAGAGCTGCTTGAAGCATCAAAGGGGCTGATTCAAGCTTGTTTATCGCAAGACCAGTCTATTCAAGAAAAGGTTTTACCTGAACTTCACACTCTTATGCGTATTGTTCGTGAGTGTGAACAGAATCGTGCAAAACAAATCCGTAATTTAGAGATGGCTATTGATGATGTTTTCCAGCGTGAAGAGAATGATTTACAGCAAAAAGCTTTAATTGATCTTATCCAAAATAAAAAACGTTTTAGCAAGGCTTCTTTACAGCAGCAAGCTTTAGATGAAGTGAAACAAATAGGTCTATTTGCTGAATAAGGGATAGACTTTAATGGCTCGCAAGATTGAATACTCGGAAGAAATTTGGAACCGGCTAAAAGAAGTCTATGAATCTTCACCTAAGATTACATGGCAAGCTTTAGTTGATCAGGTTGGCGAAGAACTCGGTTGTGAGATGCCTTCGCCATCCGTTGTACGCCGTAAAGCACTTGCTGAGAAATGGAAAAAGAAAGCTAAATCTTTAGTCAAAAAGACAGCCCAAGAGCTCAATAAAGAGATTAAAAAATTGACCAAAAAAAATAATGGTCAAGAAGATACACAAAATACTGATAAATCAGAAAAAAGTGATAGTCAAAATTCCGTCAAAAAAACGTCAAATATTGCTGAATTTAATAGTCAAAACTCTAAAAATAATGGTAATAACAACGGCGGGCGTTCTACAGTCAACGAGAACTATCTAAAGTCAGCTCTTGTTGTCAAAAATAACCGTATACGAGCTCATAAGCTGGGTGAGTTAATTACAGATACTATCGATAGTGTTATTCATATTAGAGATGAAGTCCTTAATCTGAATAATCCTACTGAAGATGAATTAGCGCTGGTTAAGTTTAAAATGGGCTTGATTAGTCAAGTGGTTGATTTGAACGTTAAACAAAGTATCAGCATTTCTAACATTGCTCGAACTGAGGCAATGTTCTGGGGCTTAGATGTAGATGATCTTAAAGACCAATCGGAAGTTCAAGCACGGCGTAGTTCAGTTATTTCAGGTGCTGAAGAAAGAATGGCAATTGCAAAAGCTAATATGAAAAAGAAAAAAGAAGAGGCGTTTATGCGTAAGTTAGCGTTAATTGAAGCTGGTGAAGTGGAGCCTGAAGATAGTAGTAATGAATAGTTTGTAATTTTAAAGGTTTTTTTTGAGGTTATTATCACGTGCTTACTATAATGTAGAGAACACTAACAATTTAGGAGAATGTTCACTATGTCATCTAGTATTACCGCTGCTGAAGCTGCAAAAATTGCGGAGCAAAGCAATCCAACCGTTCTTGATATTATTAATATTCTCAGTAATGCAATTAAAGCTGACTCGTGTTTTGGAAAACGGTTTTCCAGTTGGAGTTTTGACAAAAGTGCCGTGAGTTTAGAGTATTTAGAAGAGGCAAAAATTCATTTCTCAAAATTAGGTTATGTAGTAGAAATTATTACTGATAGCCCTGTAAGTAACACTTTTAAAGTTAACTTTTAAGTCTAGGAACTCATCATAAATTCATAGTTAGTAAGTTGCAAAAATGCTCTATATCAGTATGGGGCATTTTTGTTATGGCAAATTCAAATCACAATGATACAGTTTTATCCTATGACGAGCTCGGCTTTATCATTGGAATGAAACGAGTTGAAAAAAAAGTTAGTACGATTGATTCAAACATTGAAAAGATCATTGGTATCCTTACTCAAAGCTTTGAAGAGCAAAAAGCACAATTTGCACAGCCTCAGCCTAAACTGACTGAATTTCAAAAGATGCTTAATGCTGTCAATAATAGACAAGCTTTAGATTTTGAAGATTTATTAAAAGACAAAGCTAATCCAATCACTCAATCTTTTGTTGTAGCAGACAAGCTGGTCAAAGACTTTGCTGATGTTTTGGACCAATCAATTAATGACCTTAAAACAGTAGATAAAAAACAAATCAACAAATCTAATGGGCGAAAGCCCGCTATAGAAATTAATAGTCATGATGACTTATCAAAAATTGTAAATCCTAGTGTACCAGAGCGTGACGAAAAAGGCCGTTTTGTATCAAACCCTAATGAACCCCAAAACCAATCATCAATTCGTAAAGTTGCCCAAACGATATCTACGGCGATTAAAGGAGTAATGCCGAACTCAACACAAGGTGTAGATCCTACAGTTGACGCAATCAATGAAGTTGGTCATTTACTTTCACCTGTACGCCGTGCAGCAGGATTAGCTTTGCGGCCATTAACTGGATTGATGCGTAGTAAAAAGAGAAATGAGCCATTACCTCGTGAACAAGAGAACCATAACCGCAAACAAATAAAGTTATTGCAGCGTATTGCCGATAATTTGGCGTCTAAGGGTGGTTTGTTAGGTTCTCTAGGGAAATTGCTTACTTCCGTGTTATCTGCTGGTGGTGGGCTTCTAGGTGGTGCTCTAGGCAAAGGAAAGAAAGGTGTAGGGAAATTAGGAAAGGGCTTAGGTAAATTTCTTAAGTTTGGCCGTGGTCTACCCGTAATAGGTGCATTGGCTGCTGGTGCATCATTATTAGATTGGAATGAACAAAGCACACAAGAAAAAGGCGGTACTGTTGGTAGTCTTGCGGGTGGAGTAATTGGTGGTACTGTCGGGTCTTTATTTGGTCCAGTTGGAACATTAATTGGTGGTATGGCTGGTTCTTGGATTGGGAATAAGCTAGGTACCGTAGTTGCGCCGTATTTTAAAGAGTGGACAGATTCATTAATTGCTGCAGATGTACCAGGTATTATTAATACTGCTTGGAAAGGGTTTGTTAACTATGCAACCAATGCTTTTGAACTGACAAAAGGTACAGCATCAAAAGTTGTAGACGGTGTTAAAGATACTGCTAGTGATACCTTAGATTTCATTAAGGATAAATTTAATCGCTTTAATCCATTTCATGACGGCGTTCCCACATGGGGCATTGGGCAAGGAGTTTATAAGCCGGGTTTTGGAGCAAATAAAAATGTACCTGCTTATGGATCAACTATTTCTCCAATTGGTGAAAAAACTAAGGAAAAGCAACTTGCAGTTTACAATGCTATGAAGAAAGCAGGTTTTAATGATAATTGGGCTGCTGGTTTAACTGCTTCCGTTGGTCGAGAAAATGATTATCGAGATGAATACTTGTTTGGTAAACATCAAGATAAAGCTGGTGGAATAAATATGGGAATGATTTCTTGGCAAGGAGCTCGTAAAGACCGGCTTACGGCATATATGAAGGAAAGGGGATTACTTGATGCAAACGGTAATATGGTACGGAGCCAAGCAGCTTTAGATGCACAAGGTGCATTTATGAAGCATGAAATCGAAACGAATCCAGAATATGCTTCAGTTAAAGCTTATATGCAGAAAAACCCAAATGCATCAAAAGAAGATATTGCCCGAGTTCTCGGCACAAAATATGTAAGATGGGCGTATGGGCAAACAAAGCTTCGCAATGGGAAGTCATTTGATTATAGACCGCATTTAGAAAAGGAATATAAATACAGAGCTAACATTGATAAAACCGTTCAGGAACAGAAAACTAATCTACCTAAAGAAAATACCCCAGCTGTATCAGATTTGAAATCAAGTCATATTGTGGAAAATACAAGAGCTAAAGTTGCTAGTGTTTTAAGCACCCAAAAAGCTATCGTTCCCCAAGCTACTACAAAAGCAAAACCTTCATTAAATAATCAAAATAGATTATTAACTAATGTCACGCCGTTTAAGCAACCTTTAAATACTCCTAACCCACAGGAAGTCGTTGTTGTTAATGGTAATAATGGTAATATCAGTCAGAATGTAAATGATAGATTCCTAGCACATGCTTTAACTGGTGGGATAGGAATGGGAAACTTAGAAGGTTAGTTTATTAATGACTCTTAGAGCTTTAAATTTAACGGTATTAATTACTATGCTTGCATTAGCTGGTTGTAATAAAAATAATGAGCAACCAGCTGAAGGAGCTAACTCAGCAATGCAAGAGCCCGTTAAAGCGGAAGCAATTTACGATTTTACATCTTTAAATGAATCTGATTTTTTGAATCAAAGTATTTTAATAAATGACGACAAAACCTATAGAGGAATTAGATTTCATGATTATGATGTAGGTACAAAATTAATAGGTGCAGCGAGTATCGAATCAATTCAGAAGGTTGATAATCATACTTTGGCTTTGGCATCCTCAAGGCCATTAATAAATCAAAAAGCTGGTTTATATGGGGTACTGGCAAATAAAGCTAATTTTGATGGTAATTTAGTTGTTTTAGTTTTTGATCCAAATGTACAAGCAAGGGTTATAGAAGGCGACATAATTGCATTTAAGGGCACTGTTGCGCCGTCAGACGTTTTTACTTATACAAACCCAAAAACTAACCAAATTGAAGAGTTACCAATTATATATGTTCATTTTTATCAAGCTGGCGAACTATCAATACAAGGTATTAACGATTATTTAAAAAAACAATTTTCTGAAATTCCTAAAATCATTCAAGACAAAATTCTCCAATATGAAAAGCTCAATGATTCATGCCGTGGTGGTTCGGGTGATGACCCAAAAACTATTGAAAGTTGTGAAGAAAGAGATACTTTATATGTCGATATTAAAAATGGCGGATGGTGTTGGGGCTCTGAAAACGAGAATGCTGCAGGAAATGATTTGAATTGGCTACCATGTACTAAAGATAGATATAAATAAATTAAGAGTGGAGCAATTAGATGTATAAATTCATGAGAATTACTTTTTTAATTATGAGCACGATTACTTGTTCAGTTACTTTTGCTGGTATAGATAAATGCTCAAATTTGCCAAATCAATCGGCTTTAAATACTTGCTCATCAAATGTTTTGAATTCTGCAAATCAGAAAATTAATTCCGTTTATGCAAATTATATGAAAGAGCTTAACCCAACAGAGAAACTTCAATTAAAAGAGGCTCAAAGAGCTTGGATTCAATACAAAGAAAAAGATTGCCAATTTCAATCTTCACCTGTTTTAAAGGGCTCTTTATATCCATTTGTTCATAATGCATGTTTAGTAGAAAAGACAGAAAATAGAATTAAAGAACTACAAGATATGCAAGAGTGTAGATCAGGTAACGAACCTGGTTGCTTATAAATTCAATATTTGTAGAGAATATTAAAGGGATTGAATTATTCATTCCCTTGTTGTTCCTTTATGAGTTGTAAATATTTTTAATAATGGGGAAATTTGATGCTTATTGAATTGTACGATCAACTAAGAAAAAACTTAATAGAAATAAATGACTTTTACTTAGAACAATGTCAGCTCAAGCTTTTGAATCAATTTGATAACATCTCTCAAGAAGCTGATGAATATGAAGAAAAATGGCGGACTGAAAAAGAGAGCCATTACTTCAATAAAGATCCATATGATTCCTCTTCATTATATTATGATTCATATGATGCAAGTATTATCTTTTATCAAAATCTAAGTGATCTTCAACAGAATGTCAGATTTTCAGTTATTGCGGGAATGTATCATAGATGGGAAAAACAGTTTCGTTCATTCCTACATAATCAATCCAGATGGTGGGGATGTACTCATCAAGTCAGAAATGAAATTTGGACTCTGCCAGTTAACAAATTATTTATGCTTTTTAAAACTGATGAATTCGATATCGAAAAACAAGAGTTTTTTAAAGATTTTGATGCTTGTAGAGTAATTGTTAATGTTTTTAAGCATGGAAATGGAAGCTCATATAGAGAGCTGTGTAACAAGTACCCATTTTATTTAAAAGAAAATTATCATGGTATGGAAAATAATCCGTTGCCTTACTTTATATATGAACCTACATTTAATATTACGGATGATGACGTTGTTAAATTTTCAAAAGCTATTAGTGAATTTTGGCGCAAACTTAAAAATATTGAGAATGTTGAAGATCGAGAGGAATGGTTGAGAAGGACGTTTGAAAAGAGAAAGCGAAAATAATAGAACTGAACAAGTTAATAGAGTTATTCCTTTAATTAATATACAATTAGTAGGTTAATTTAATAATTTATTCATAGGATTTCGGAGAAAATGAAGTCTAGCAATATTTCTAATACCGTAGACTTGTTATCTTCTGATCGATTAAAGAGTTATAAATTATATTTTAATTTAAAAAATAATGAGGAGTGCATAGGTGTATACCTTTGGAATGATGCGCTCTCAACTGCTTTTTTTAAGTTGTTAAGTATTTTTGAAGTTGCATTTCGTAATATGGTACATAAAGAATTATCGTATCTTTATTTTTCGCATAAAAATCAAGGACACATACATGATAATGATTGGTACATGTACCTTATGGACCAAAATATACTAAACTTGGAAACTCAAAAAATATTAAAAAAAATGACTCATAGGAAAAAGAAGGTTAATGGAATTACGACTTTAGTTCCTAAAACACAAAACATTCCAACTCCAGGTAAAGTTATAGCAAATCAGACATTTGGTTTTTGGATTAAACTTATTGAATTACATCCTTCTATTGATTGGCCTGAAGTTTTCTTTAAGGGTTTTAAAGATCATTTTGCTGTAAATAAAAGTTATTGGGATACAAATGCTATAGACGATTTGATTATTCGGTTAAGACAGGTTCTATCTTTAAGAAATCGTATTGCTCACCACGAGCCATTATGGAAATTTACTGAGATTCTTCATGAAAAATCAAAAGTAGTGATCTATGAATCTGCTACTACCCCAAGTGAAAGCATTTCAAGAATGTTGACCTTGAATCATCGTTTATGCCGGTTAATAGGTTGGATATCAAAAGATAGAAGGGATGACTATTTATCATCAAGTTATAAAAGACATTTTGATTGGTTCTGCCAAGAATCAACTATCGAAATATATAAAAATTATTCCTATATGAGAGAACTGCCATTATCAAGGGCTAAGAGAGAGTTCCGTCGTCTTTTGAAAATTTCATGCTTAATAGAAATTAAGCACCAACATGGTGGAATAGTTATTTCTAGAGGTTTTTAGTAATTTCACTGTTGCACAAATTTGACAAGTGGTGCAGTAATTAATATTATAGGTACATAGCTAATCTTATTGAATAAGATATCAGTAATAAATTTCTCGCTGATAATCCAATAAGTCTTATTTGAAAGCACCCTGCGGGGTGTTTTCCTCGTTTTAGGGTTCTAAAAATTGGAACCTTGCACAAATTGTACATCCAATAGATTTCAAAATAACCTCATTGATATGAGGTTATTTTTCATGGGCAGTCTTAATCTTGCAGCTATAACAGCTACTTCTCCATACATTAAAAAGATCCAATCGGCATTAGAAAAAGCAACAGGCCAAACGATTGTTACACCAGAATTTCGCAAAATTAAGCGCGTTGCTGGTGTTAGCGTTTTACCAGTTGCATTTTTCTTTTCAGGTGGCGCTACGCTTACACTTTATATTCGTGCATTAGCGGATGTAGTGAAGGCCGAACTGAATGATAAAGTAATTGTTCTATCTGGCGATTTTAGTGATGACTATAAGCCAACATTTGAAAACGCCGTAAGTTGTGTTGCTAAACTTATCCGTGAAGCACAATCTAAAATCCAAGAACAAAATAAGCGTGAAAAAGTTAGCTTACCGCCGCGCCGTACTTCTGTAGATCAGAAAATTAAAGAAGTCGAAGAACAAGAGCAAAAGCTTGATGAGGATTTAGCTAAGCAAATAGCTCACCGTGACCAGCTGAAAGAACAAATTGAACATGCTAAGCAACAACTTGGTATAAGTTCGGAGGCTGGTCAATCCGAACTGGGAAAGCCTGAATTTGATAGTGCGAGTCCAATCAAATCAGTTACAGCAAATATCACACGTGGTAAAGCTGCAATGAACAAAGCCATTATGGAAAAAACCACAGTGCATAGAGCTATGTATCGTAATGATTTAGGCTGGGTGGATTTTGAGTATGGCAGTGATAAACAGGGTATTAAGCATATTATCAAGCGCCGTATGGAAAGTGATGGCATGACATATGATGAAGTTGTGCATATGCTTGTGGATACTATTGTGCAAACAATCGCTCAAGGTAGTACACAACGGCGTACAGAACGTGGATTATCTACAAGAATAAATATTGTATTTAATTCGCATGAAGCGTCATTGATTAAGCGAGAAGGTAGTAATGCATGGCTGCTTACAGCTTTTGAAGTGCATTAAAAAAAGCCCGGTAGTTAGAGATGGGTTGCGACATCTTCTAACCTACACTTATGACCCTATACGTTCTCGTGTCATAAGTGGAGCGGGCTTTGTATATATAATAATCCATGCATTTCTTATTTTCAAATATGGAACCATTCACGCTTACATATATACAAAAGCAATACCCTTAATACAGTTCTTATTAAGGGTGTTTTTTATGCAAATTCAAATCGGTATTGATATTGTCTTAATTCTTGCATTTTTAGCTTATCTTTCCGTTGTTACAGGATGGAATAGCAAGAATAAAGCTGCGTATATTAAACAATTCCGTCATGTGCCTATAAGCCTCTTATTTAAAGAAATCAGATATATGTATTTCATAAGTATGGCATGTGTATTGATCACTATTATTCTTGTTGATTGGCGAATCTATAACGTTGCTTCATATTTTGATGCATTAAGCGTTTCATTATGGATATTCATAATCTATTTCACCATTTTTTCAACTTACCAGATCGGCACTGCAATACTAGTAAAGCTTTTGATGATTTTCAGTAATAGAGCAACTTCCTAATGATCACATCTAAAACAATTTTAGACATGGTTGAGTACTGGCTTAATCATCCGGTTAATGGGAAGTATGGTTCTGACTTTGGTGCACCTCTTTATGATTTGCTAATGGCACCTTTAGACTCGAGGGTGGCAGATAGTTTTCTTATTAAGATGAAAAAGGATCTACCAATATTATCTGAGCTTAACTCTGACCAATTAGCCCTGTATTCACAAACCGAAGGATTTGAGACGGTTCATATTCATTTAAGCATCATGAATGTGAATATAGATCTTAACCAAGTAGCAGACCGATTGGGTAAATCAGTAACAGGTGAGACATATGACATTAACGCAAGCTGATTTTGAAGCCCAGCTCCAAGCAGCGATAGATGATTATGAGATTCAGGAACGCTATAAAGCTCAAGATCCACTTGTCGTTCACCAGCTGCGTTCTATGGCTAGTTTTTTGACTGCATTTGGTCCAGAAATCGATATTGCTTCAATTGAACCATTTACCAAAACACGTGACCGCTCAATTATTGCGGATGCTACAAATAAAGGCATTTTGCCTATAGGTACACCGTGTCAGCACTTAATAGAAATTATCAACCGGTCAACAAATGCTGTGAGCTTAAGTCAAGGGCGAATGATTGAGGACCATAGCGGCGGTAGAGTATGGCGGTTGCTTCAATCAATTACTGTTAAAGCTGGTGAGACGGCGGAAGTAATAGCAGAACAAAGTGAATACCGTGAAATTAAATATGTTGTACCAGTTACTGAAGGGTTCCATAAATATCGAATTGACCTTTTAGAGGACCTTTCACTTGCAAATATTTCGGTTAAGCAGGGCAATAATAACTATGTAATTAAGCCGCGCTGGATGAATGTTGAACCAGGTGAATATGCTGTAACTATTACTACAGATAATCTAAGAAGATTGTTTATTGAGTTTGGCGATTCTGAGAGAGCTGGTCGTACTCTGCAAGCCAATGAAACGGTAATAATTGGAATTCTTGAGACATACGGGGAAGTTGATGTTAATCGTTTAAAAGATGCGGCCTTACTTGATGTACTTACTAATGATGAACAGCGGGTATCAGTGCGTTTTAAAGCTGGTGGACTGATTAGAGAGGGCGTAGATCCGTTAGCTGTATCAGAATTACGTTTATTATCAAGCTATCCATCACTTTACGATGAAGATGCGGTATTTCTCGGCAACTTTGACTATGCAGTCCGTAAAAAATTTATGAAACGGGCACAGTTTATTTCTGTCTGGAATGAAACGTTGCAAGAGCAACACTTTGCCATTACATACCGCGACATAAATCATTTAAATCTTGTGGTGGTTGCCAAGAACCCAGCTGAACAAGCAACGTTAGAACAAGATATCTGTCGGTATATTGGTTATTGCGATAACTTGTATGAAGGTAAAGTGAATGTACATGAAGTTGTAGAAAAGCCAATTGAAGTAAAAATTAAAGGCTCTTTGGCTTCTGTACATAACACAGATATGGTTAAGACACAGATCAAAGAATTACTTGTAGAACGATACGGGCGTGAATCATTGAGCTCAAGTCGTTGGCTGGTTAATGGCTTTAATACGCAAGAAATGGGGAAGCTGATTAATGACAATATTGTGGCTTTCCAAGACCGGATGAGTGACTTTACCATTATGCTTTCAAATGAGTTGAATAAGCCTAATGAGTGGGTGTATGTGACAAAAGACAGCATTACTGTTGAGTTGGAACGCACCGCTGATATTTCGGGGGCTACATGGACCCTATAAGCTTTACTCGGCCTATCGATGAACAATATGTGAGTACGGGCTTGCAAACCGCACTTGCTAAAGCATTTAAACAAGTATTTGCACAAAACTTTGAACAGTCCATACAAGATTTATTGGATTACGGTTGTCCTCATATCGGTAGTAAAACAGTTGTAGAACGGTTCTCTAAACAAAACGGACTTGTTGTATTACGCCGAAATAACACCTCTGACACGTTAATGCGAATTATCTATGCCAATTGGAGCAGCATGGGTAATAAAAGAGGATTAGCGTTTTTAGAGTTTGTTTTACGAATGTTGTGGGGGAAAGATCATTTTCAGATTATCCGGCTATGGCATAGCTTGGAAAAGCTAAAAGAATATCCAGCCTATTTGTCTGATTTTGAAAAGCCAAATTACTTCTTAACAAGTCGGATTAGAATTGTTTTAGATAAAACTGTTGATGCAAATGAAGTGGTAGAGCTGTCACCGATATTACGCCGTTTAGTACCAGCCAATATTGTCGTTAAAGTTCACTCAATGGCATTTGATAGAGATTTAGGCACCACAAGCTTTGCAGCGGCAATAGCAGCTAAGCCTTATGCAGTCTATAACTTCCTTTAATTCAATTGGAACTGTTGAGTTAGCGCTCAAATACAAAATGATTTCATAGTCCTGTTCATTAGTTCAGGACTTTTTTATATGCAACAAGCTCAAGACAATGTTTTAGTAGGAATCGCAGAACCTATCAATGGTCAGGGAGAAAACTTATTAATTGATCATTTCTTAGGATATGCTAGCCATGAATTAGAACCACAAGAAATTGATAAAGTTATTAAAGGGGAAGTGGTTGAAGGCATTACGGAATATGCTCAGGGCCATTACTATAAGATTTCAGCAAATCCTGAAAACCAAAATGCAAAAGATTTTGAAATCAGTATTCATTTTCAAGATGGCCCAATTCCAGAACATGGGGTGAATGGGGTTACTAGTGAAGCATTGTTAAAAGTACTTATTCACCGTACTAAAACCTTGGATGAAAAATTTCCGAGTGAGTTCAACAAACAAGCCATTATTTATATGGAAAGTGCGCTAGAAGAATTTAATAAACGTACAGCTGAGCGCCGTGCTCGTGGTGTTGAAGGCACTCTTGTTAAGTAATTGGGTGAAGTATGCGATTAAAAATCTTTTGTAGAAAACGTGCTTGTTCTCAATTAATTGACTTATCTCAAATGGATTGTTTGCAAGTCTCCGAAAGTGAACATCGAGGAGGCATGGTCCATGAGCGCTTTTATGATGTTTTTATTTCTCTTAAAAGTGGGTACATCTTTGATGCAACCATTGAAGATAAACAGCATGACAAGCTATTGGAATTAATTGAGTTTGATCAAAAGATTTGATTTGGAACTGATTAAATTTCAACTATAGAACAACTGAAACAATAGCCTCAATCACAGCATTGGGGCTTTTTTATGGCTAGCAAAAATAGAAAGACAAAAGTTCTATCTTACAACTTACATGACCGATGCCGTAAATTTACCGGTGTTGATCGAAGTAATGTCGATGTAGATGCAATGGTCAACTTGATCAACAGTGACCATGTACAAGAAATGGTTGCTACTAATTCATTACAAGGTTTTTACGGTCATCAAATTCGACAGCGCTATGGTATGGTGCCGCCTGAAACGGTGATCATTAAAGGTAAAGTTGTATATCTTTCACGGGCATTTAAAACAATTGAATTACGTGCGTCAAAGGATGGAACAGTTGAACACCGAGAAGAGTTTTATGATAACGAGCCTGGTGAGATCGCATTACAAGATTATAAAGCCCAAGCGGGTGGTTTTAGCACATCAGTCAATTACAAGAATGTCGGTGGCCGTTTAATTCCAACGGGTTTTTTTGGTTTTGATTTCGTTGCACAACCAAATTATGCAAGTAATGTAGGTGATGGTCAGTTATTTGATGGATTATTTGTTCCTGAAGAGCCAGAAGGTGTTGTTTCTTGCTTTGATAGCGCAACAGATATTTCACAGTTATCACAGCCCGAAATTATTATTGCCCAATTACTTGAAGATCAAATTTTACAGACATACGACAATATCAATAGTCAGCTGCATCTATTAACCGAGTTAGGAAATGCTCAAGGATTAGTGGGTGAATTATCAGAAAAAGTTGATAAACAGAAACGCTTGCAACAACTTAGAGAAGAACGAAAAAAAGAACTCTATACGGGTATGGTAAATCCTGTGAAGAGTTTTGATTCAGTACAACAACAAGCTGAACAAATCATTCAAAGTTTGGACAATCCAAACGTAAAAGAGAAACCTAAAAAGCCGAAAAAGTCTTTTGGCAGTATCTTTAGTGTATGGGGGTAATAATGAATTACCCCAACGATTCGCTTAAATGCATCCAAAACGCTTGGTATAAGCAGCTTGTCAATTTTCGTGCTTGGTATATGCCTGAGACCCAATTAACGGCTGACTGGAAGTTGAGAGCCATTGGTAACGCTATAAAAGCATGTCCGTCACGGATGATGGACGATTCAGAAGCAATGCTTTCTGAATATAGAAAAAGCCAGAAGCATGAGGAAGAATCCAAAGTGATTTTACCTGTAATGCTTACTGCAACAGCGTTAACTGACCAACCCCCTGATGTAAATCAATTACTACCAGTGCCTGATTTTATTGAAACGGTCATTGATGAGAAACGGGTGAAGGTTCGTCTGGTGCCGACAACTGTACGTGCTCAAATCGCTTTCTTTGCCACCAATCCCAATGATCTGCGTTCAGTCATTGGGCAGTTTTGCGCATACATGTCTAGCAGCGATAACCGCCGTTTTAATGTGCCATTTCAGCAATGGAATGATCATGTTGTTAATTCAACATTCACTGTTTTTGAAAATGAACTTTTTCCATCACCAGTCCCAAGCGAAGCAATCAATCTTTCTATCTCAACTGTAGATATTCAGCTTGTGGGTTATACACCTAACGTTATCGGTTTCGGTGGTCCATTCGACAACAACACAGGTAATGGCTATGAACCTGACGGCTCAGCAACGGAACAGCCCGCAATCAACGACAAAGTTGTAGTGCAAGCTGATCAGTACACATCACTCGATCACCAGCGTGTGAAGGGTGATAGAGAAACAGGTGAAATTACAGTTGAGCGTATAGATGACTGACTTAATCGATAAGGCACAAGAAAGTGCTGATTATTTATTGCAGCAAGAAATTGCAAACCGATGCCGTTTTGAAGGCGAATCTGAAAAAGAATGTGTTGAATGTGGTGAAGAAATACCAGAGCGCCGCCGTGCTTTAGGTGGCGTGAAATTCTGCATTGAATGCCAAACCAAGTTAGAACGCAAACGGCGCTAAGGATAAATGTAATGTCTGGAATTATTCGTATAGACAGCCGTGTTGCTGGGTTTTCGGATCAACCAATTCGACTTATTGGAGCGGCATTTGCTGATACAGGTGAGCTTGTTATTCAAAAAACAGCTGTTTATTCAAATTTGCCCGTACCAAGCGATTTAAGAGATCAAACAGTTGTAGTAACTGACTCACCGGATCAAGTACAGAATTGGCAATTAAGTTTCAATGCTAAAGAGCACTTAGAAGAAGTGATTTCAATTTACCAAGCTCGTTTCAGAGCAAAGTTAATTGAAATTGAGCCGAAGCTAAACCAGTACAACCCTAAAAACGTACTTGAAATCCGTAAGGTCGATAAAAACGGCCTTCAGCAAGAATTTGATAGCAGCAGCTTAAACAATGGACACATTGCAATTCTATTAGCTGTTTGGGCTAGTACGAAAATTGCCAAAGGCTTTTCAATTACTGAAGGGAATCAGTTTGAAGAAGATGCTGTAGATCCAACAATGCTTCCTTTTTCAATCTTTTAAGTAATGGTGTTTTTACGGTATGGCTTTGGCACCATTAAAAGAAATTCCCGAATGGTGGGAACTTTGTGAGCGTTATCGATACGACATCTATGCTTTCGCCGTAGAAGCATTAGGTGTCGAACCCACATGGCAACAAGAATTACTTTTTGAATCTATTGCATTTGATGGTAGCCGTACTTCAGTAGCATCGGGGCATGGTTGCTTTGGTAAAGGGACTTTAATCAAATTAGCCAATGGGGAATTTATCCCAGTTGAGCGTATTAATCTAAATCATAAAATTCTTGCTGCAGATGGTAAGACAGAACTAGATGTAATTAAAACAGTAACCGGTTATCAGGAAATGTTCCGGTTTGAATATGAGAATGGTAAAGCTCATACATTCAATAAATCACATATTCTTTGCTTAATTTCTTTATACGATGGTAACGGGTGGTCAAAGGGCGACAAGATTGAATTGCTTGTTTCTCAATATATGAACCTTAAACCTGAAAGTAGGGAACAGTTTGCATCTTATAGGCTTATAGATGGGGAACATAAGCCTTTAAAAATTACATCGGTTACTGAGCTAGGTGAAGGTAAATATTACGGTTTTGTACTCGATCCAGATCCATTTTTCTTGGGTGAAGATGACTTAGTACTTCATAACACTGGTAAAACGGCCAGTGCCGGTATTGTTGCCTTATGGCATCTCTTGTTTTTTGATGAATCCATCATGATGTTTACTGCTCCGCAGATTGGGCAGTTAAAGAAACAAGTGTGGAAAGAAATCAGTATCAATCTAGCACGATTGAAGCAAGGGCCTTTGGCTTGGCTTGCTGATTATGTTGGGTACCAATCTGAACTTGTATACATCAAAGGCTACAAAGAAAAATGGTATGTCTTTGCGAAGACAGCACCAAAACATCAACCTACAAACTTAGCAGGTAACCACGGCGATAACTACATGGTCTGGGTCGATGAGGCCAGTGGTGTAGATGATGCCGTACTTGATGTAGCATTTGGTGCCTTAACGCACGAAGACAACCGTGCAGTAATGACCTCTCAGCCTACCCGTAACGCGGGGATGTTCTATGAAACTCATCATAAGTTAAGTCATCGAGCAGGTGGGGTATGGATTGCTCTCACATTTAATGGTGAAGAGTCACCACTAGTTAGTAAGCAGTCCTTAGAAGAACAACGGCAAAAATACGGAAGCAGAGAAGATGCCCAGTATAAGATTCGTGTTCTAGGTGAATTCCCAGACTTATCAGACGAGTTCTTAATTACCAAGCGTCAAACTGAAGAAATGTATGTTGGCGCCAGTATTTTTGATGACCATCAATTCGGCTATGTCATTACGGTTGACGTTGGTGGTGGTGTCGGCCGTGACGATTCAGTAATTGTTGTTTCTAAAGTTTGGGGTGAATCGCAATGGGGAGAGCGCGCACGCCGTGTAGAAGTTGTAGATATTCCATTATGCAAAAACAGAGATGATATCTTAGAACTATTTGCAAAGATTAATGAGCTACTTTTACAGTACCCAAATGCTAACTTAGTTGTAGATGATAACGGGGCGGGTAAAGGTTTAGGCCAATACCTTAAAAAGCAAGGTATTTTCTACGTTCCTGTTTATTGGGGCTCACAATGTTTTAGTAATGACAATAGAAAAGAGTTTACAAATAAAAGGTCATTAGCTTATGTTGGCTTAGCTCGAGCAATCGCAAGTGGCCGTTTTAAAATAAAAACGAAGAAACACAATGTGAAAATTAAAGATCAGTTAATCCACGTTCCATACCGTTTTGATGACTTTGCTCGTTATAAAATCTTAAGCAAAGACGAAATGAAACGGATGGGAATTAAATCACCGGATATTGGTGATGCTTTTGCCTTCTTATTCTTAGAAAACGTTCATTACACTGAAGCTTACGAAACTGTAAATGTCACTGACGATACACCAGAAGGCCGTGAACAAGCTGAACGTAAGTCAAGATTCAGTGCTTTAAGAGAAGCTGCCGAAAAAGAAAATGATTAGTTTTGTGGAACTGCCCCCCACCGAACCTTTTTGCCGTAACTACCATAGATCAATAAATCATATGGGTGGGTTATGGCTATTAATTTCTTTTTAACTGACGCAGGTCGGAATGCATTAAATAAAGCAGGCGATGTTGCTAGCTTTGGTGGGGAGCTTACTCATCTTGCTGTTGGTACCGGCAAATTTGATGCATCAGTTGAAGCGAAAAACCTAACTTCTCTTAAAAATGAATTAGCCAGATTTTCGCTTAATGGTGGTGGTGTAGACACAGAAACTGGAACTTTGCGTTTTGTGATGAGTATTGAGCCAACTTTAACAATGGAAGTGTTTGAGTTAGGTATATATCTATCAGATGGCACTTTACTTGCAGTGGCGTCAACTACAGAAGTTCAATCAATCATGTCACTGCATGCAAACGTGGTTGCTATCGTTACTTTTGGATTTGTTTTAACTGACGTTAATTTAAAAAATGTAACTATAAAAATTGATCCAAATACTCCAATTGCAGTGATGTTGATGAACCAGCATAGTGCAGATGAAGATCCACACCCACAATACGGCGCGTTAATTCGTAAGCTCATGACTGAACATAATCAGCATGAGGATCCGCACCCCCAATATGCATTTGAAAAAGATGTAAAAGCCAAAGACGATGATTTACAACAACAGATTGATGATCTAGATCTTAGTTCCAAAAATTTGTTACAGCAGTTAATCGATTTCAAGAAAAACTTAGATGCTCAATATCCAAAATTAATTGGAGCAGGTGTAAATATTGGTAGCTCAGCCACAGTTGAACTAGGTGGCAAAGTTACTGATTTACGTGATTCAAAGTATGCAATCTATTTAACACCAGAAAGCCCACATGAAGCATGGAAGCTTACCCGTGCTGAAAAGGGTTTTTCATATGAAGTTTGGGACCGCTCAGGTCAAAACCGGATAGGGTATTCAGGTACTGTGAATTGGTCCGTTGTTCAGGTAGCTGCAGAAACACTAAACGATGGAAACGGCGATTACACAGTCCCAGGTGTTTATATCATTCCAATTCAACCGAAAGAACAAAAAGAATTCATTTTGGTTGGTGCTGGTGGTGCTGGTGGTGGCAGTGTCTGGGAGTTAGGAGCATTGGCACATGGGACCAGTGGAACAGATACACGCTTACGTTTAAATGAACTTGATTTGGCGGTTGTTGGCGGCGGTAAAGGCGGTACCAGTGGTCAGTGGTCGAATGGTAGTGCTTTCTCAAATGGTGCTGGTGGTTTAGCAGGTGTAATCACTGTGACATCAAACATAACCGAAATTTCACGCAAGCTTGGTAACGCTGGTACAGCTGCAAACCAAACAAACCACAAAGGCGGCGCATCAGTAAGTCCAGTATCAAACTGGGGTGCTGGTGGTGATGGTGCTAATGGTGTAGGTGATGATGGCTGGGCACTTGGTGGTGGTGGTGCAAGTGGTGGTTTACTCATTTGCCGATATGTGAATTCAACCGAAAAAACTCAGTATATGACTTTAGTTGTTGGTGAACCTGGTGTTGCAACCGAAAGTAATGGTAACACTGGTAAAGCAGGTACTGGTGGCTTTGCTCGTGTAAGTACTGTTAAAGCTTAAATAGGTAAAACAGTATGAGAAATGATTATCGAAATGCTATTAGAGACTTAATTCACCGGAATCTTCAACAAAATAATATTCAGAATCTGATTGTTTGGGAAATCAAAGACGATGAATCTCAAGATCCATCACTGTTGAGTTTGAAAATATATGGTTCAAGAAACCATATTGATGCAGTACTTGTGGCGTGTGGTGTGAACGGCGTTTGGGAAAAGTTACCTCTTAATAAGGTGGCTTTTCCAAGGCTTGTTGATCTTTTAAGACTTCAAAAAGAATACTTGCAGGATAATTAAAATGTCAGCATTCAAGCCAGATGATTTACGCCGTGCCCAGCTGCAATTAAACCAGTCTTTGCAAAATGGTGGAGTTCGTAGAGATCAACAGAGCCGCCAGCGTGCAGATAGAGAACAGCGGGCATTTGCAGAAAAAGAAATTGAATATGATGATTGGGGACGAAAGATCCCTAAACCTATGTTCTTGCGACCACAAGATATTGCCCAAGGGGAAAAATATGATGTCGAAAGGGTACTTTTTACAACATTAGGTCAGCGAAATGGAGAAGTACCACGGCGTATTACCCGTGATGATATCTTGGCATTTCAGGAAAACATTCAACTATTAAAAGATCAGTATAGTAAGGGTATTACCCCTCAAAACATCATTAATTTAAGCCGACAAGACGATATTGACCGGGCAAATGAGCAAATCTATTTGGCGGTTCCAGTAAGCAGAAAAGCTGGATTAGTGCACTTACTTACGAATGCCGGTCCAAATAGTAAAGTCTTAAATCATCACGTTGAGATTGAGTTTTCAAACTTTAAATCTGTCGTATTTGATATCGACAAGCAGGCATTAACCACTGTTAAAAACCGCTTAGCTAAAGGCAAAATCAAATTTCAGTGTGACTGCGAACGTCATACGTTCTGGTACCGCTATATGGCAACTATTGGCGGCTACAATTTGGGACGTGATGAGGGCGGCTTTCCGAAAATACGTAACCCGCATTTATCCGGTGTGGCTTGTAAGCATGTATTGCGGGTTGTTAAGTGGATTAGTTCACCAGCAGGGATTGCCTACCTTAAAAAGGAAGTAGAGAAAGACCGTAAGAAACAAGTAGGTGCACGGTATAAGCAAACAGATAAGCAAATACAGAATTCAATTAACGAGCAAGTAATGGATTTGATGAATGGTTCTGTTAAGCCAATCAAAGCCAATATCCAAAAAGCAGAAAAAGAAATGATGCGTAGAGCTGATAAAGTTGCCAAAAAGCTCTTAGAACGCGAATTAAAAACCCTCAAACGTTTTGAAGTGGAAACTGTTAGAGCAAGTCAAATTGAAAGAATTCAAGCCTTACATAAATCAGGCGCAATCGACAATGACATGTTAAATGTCTTTATGAAGGGTTTAAGTCGAAATGCTAAATAGATCAGTAAATCAAGTTGCAAATGGACGCCGTTTAGCAGCTAGACGTGTTGTGATGAATGCTCTAGCAAGTATTCCCGCGCAAATTTGGCGAAAAGAAGTAGTTTTCAATAATCCGGCTGAAGATTCAAAACCTTTAGATCCTCTTTCTTTTGAAGCGAACACTTTATCGATTCAAGACGAACCCAACTACAAGTATGAATATAAGGGCGCTGCTTATGTTCATTTCGATAAATTTAATGGTGGTTATATTCAAAAGAACTTCTCAATGAATAACCCATCTGACTTGGTGCTAACCGCTCAAGTAGAGACATTCAATGAAGAATTGGATGATGTTTTGGAAAGGATAATCAACATCCCTGACTTGATTCTTAAAGAAGGTGATCTTTTAGGTTTAATGATTTATGAAAACCTAATGTTGTGGTTTGAGATTGTAAATATTACTGGTTTTAGCCTCATGGCAGATTTTGGCAGTAAGTATGTTTTAAACCGTAGAGATGATTTGTTTATTTCACCTATAGGTGATGGAGAAACTAAATGAGCTATTTAATTTTCAATGAAAAAGGTAAAAAGACAGGCGACATTGAAATGGCTGAACAATGTACTTCTGCAATATTCAATTACCAGGTAATCGGGAACGGGGCAGAAGTAGAGTTTTTCGGAAGCAATATTCCATATGCAGATCCGCAAAACGATTCTCACTGGGTGTCTATTCTTACATTAACAGCTGCTGCGCCCGATACTGAACCGTTTAGACAGCATTGCTGGGATAAGCTCCGTTATAAAGTGAAAGCAGGTGATAATGTGGAGATTTATGTTTCAAGTGGTGTAAGCGGATAGCTATATAAATAAAGGGCTGAGATGGTCCTTTAGCTACATTTTCTTTGTCCTCAATTTTGGGGACTTTTTTATGTTTGGAACCGACCAGTTTTAGTAAAAATACGCCATGTCAGACTTTCTGCATCTTACATAGAAAGCCAAAGGCTGGTTTAAAATGACTGTGTTAACAGAAGAAATTCGTAAAAAGTATGATGCTCAACAACTAGCTACTGTTCAGTGCCGAAATTACTATTTCAAAAGTCCTGAAGAGCTTGAAAATGGGTTTGACAGTGCTCAAACAGCGGCAGATGAGTACCCAGAAGTATTAAAAGCAATTTTTGATTCAATTGGTATCGAATATGCGCCAGAAGTTGATAAAGCTGTGATGTTTGGGGTATCACAATATCAATCACGTCATGGAGGTGAATTACCACATCCTTCAATCATTGCAGCTGCATTAACTGCTGGTTTAAGTGGTGCGAAACAAGCAGCTGCTTTGCCTGCCGAGACCCTTAGCTATTACGATAGTATTAATGAATCTGGTTTTGATGATGTAAATCACCAGCATCATGAATCTGTAAGCATCGTTCCAGCAATTACAGTTGCTACTATCGCCAACGTTATCGCTTATGCAACACCTATCGTTGCTATGATTCCCAACTCAAATGGCTCAAATGAAGTACCGATTGTATCTATTCGCTTTATCACCAACCGTGATTTTGGTGCAATGAAGAAATCAGAATACTTAGATGGTGCAAATGCTTCTAAGCCTTATGTTGAAGGACGATTCCGTTTTGCATTGTCTAATGGTGGCGCAGGTGCAACTTATACTGTGACTGCACGAACTGGTTATGAAGACTTCAAGGCTAAAACACCTGACGCCAAAGCGAGTTTATTGCCATTTATTGCGGGTAATGTATCTATTAAGATCAATGGTAAAGAAGTTGCGCATACTCGAAATCGCAGTAAATCAAAATTTTCAGGCAAGATTTCTGCTATTGCTGAGAAAGACGTAGTAGTAAACGGCGTTGAATATCGTGTAGTTGGTAGCGAAATTGACATTTCAGCTAGCAAAATTAGCGTGACATTAAATGAAGCATTACCAGCTGGTGCGAAAATTGAAGTTCATCTTGTGGCGGATTTTGATGCGCGTGATGGTAATGATAACTATCTATTAACCCCAGTTGGTGTTGATTTCGAACCTGAATATGAAACATTGATTGCGTCACCTATCATGGCACGGGTAACAGCTTCAACACTATTACAATCTCAGTTAACTAACGAACTTAAGCTTGGTTTTCTGGGTCAGGCTTTAGCAATTGTTCAAGGTAAAATCTTCTTAGAACAAACTGTACGTTTATTAGGTGAAGCAAAAGATTTAGCTGAATACTCCGCTCGTGAAGTTACTTTTGATGCTTCTCGTGGTGTGACTGGAAAATTAGCAGCTGCATTTAATACTTCAGGTGACTTGTTTGCGGAAGTAAATAAATTTATTGCAGCTGCCAAATTGGATATTAACCAACGTACTGGTGGCTCTACCGTAGCATTTGACTTATATGTTGGCGATACTGGGTCAGTATTCTTTAATCAACTGTCAAGCGACAAGATGCCAGTTAAAACCGGATACACTGCTGGTTATGGTCAAATTGTCCGTATTGGTACTCTTGCAGATGGTACAAACGTTTACCACGCACCGACAGCACAAGAGCTTGTAGCTGAAGCAGATACAGCGTTTGATATGCTTTTAGTTGGTCGTGGTAATGAGCCAATTCGTGCGCCGTTCGTTGGCTTTATTCAAACGCCTCTTTCAGTTATTGAAACTCGACCAGATGCGCGTGAATCAGTACTTACTTTAATCGGTGCTCAAGCAGCCGAAATGAACCCGTTAGAACGTTATGCTGATCAAAGCTATGTCATCCACTGTATCAATATGCCATCTCTCAAAAATTCGTAAGTAAAACAGATAAGGGCGCATTTCGATGCGCCTTTTTACCCTATTTATTGAAAGGAAAATCTCATGGCTGCTGCAACACAAAACACTGACGAAACTTTAGCTTCAACTGACGAACAAGCGACTACTAAACAAAAAAACACACGTAATAAAACCAATAAAACTACAGAAACACAGAATACCCAAGCTGGTGATGAAAAAGCTTCAGACCAAGGTGATTTGTTAAATAGCCAAGGTCCTGAAGACGGCGCATCTCAAGATGAAGGTAATAAACCTACTGATTTGAAAAATGGCGATTCAGATAATGAAGAGTCCAATACTCAAGAAAATGGAAATCCAACTGAAACATCGAATGATTCTGTCAAACCTTCAAATGATCTAGATTCAAATGGTGGTAAGTCTGGTGATGATGTGGGGACGGAATCGGATCATGTCCTTAAAGAAACTGATACTTCTAAAGTTAATACTCCCATTACGGATTTGTTAACAGTATCAGGTGGGAGTAGCGTGGATCCGCTAGTTATTAAAGTTACTAATAACGGATTTTCAACAGTTTTAGAACCGTTATCACGTGTTGCTATTGAGGCAGGTAAAACAGCAAGTATTACGTGTCATAACCAAACATTTAAACATCAAGTACTGGAAAACTTACGTCAGTTGAAGGGGCTTGGTAAGAATCTAACTGTTGAGTAACAAGATGACTATTTTCATTATTGATGGCACGAACCCAATTATGGATGCTGTTGGTGATCATCCTACTGAACGAAGTATTACACTTCAAAATAACGGTTTAAGTGACATTACCGAACCATTTACGCAAGTTTTGGTACAAGCTGGTCAAAAGGTCACATTCACTTTGATCGGTGACGAAGCTCATAAACAATTGCTAGATAACCTAGATCAAATTAATGGCTTGAAAGGTAATGTACTTCAAATTGTACCTACTGAGGCAGAAGAGCCTACAGAACCTGCTAGCGGATTATAAAATTTAGGAAATGAAAAACCACTTTCGAGTGGTTTTTTTTACATTGGAACTAGCCAGAAAATCAAAAAAGCCAACGGCTCAAAATACTTAAAACAAATAGCCTTGGGCGTGTAATGTAATGAATATACTTGCTCTATCAAGTACAGGTGAGCTATCCCTTGTAGCAGGGGCCAGCCCATCACTAAAACTGGAATTTGATACTCACAGTTATCTTGCAAATACAGAAATCAATGTGGCCTTTTTTGCGAAAGTAACTAGCCCACGCGGTCCTGCAGATATTTCTATGCGTTTGGAAATCCGTGATGCGGTAACAGGTGATCAAATTGTTACTGTTCAGGGATTAGTAGATGGAGACATTGAAAATTCTGCTTCTATTGTCGCTGTAGCTGATGCGAAAGAATATTTTGAGCGTTTTGATTTATCGTTAGGTATTGATGCGTTACAAGCAATACTCAAATCAAATGCTTATAACGAATCAAATAGCTTAGGTCGTGCTTCAAAAACATTGGCATTGGAAGATGAATCGTTACCATCATTTAATCCAGATGAACTATATAAGATTCTGACGAGTCAATTAAGTACACCAGCATATCTGACTTTACCAAATCCTCATGATTTACCAATTTATGTTGCGGCACAACGTGCAGCTACAAAGTTACGTATTCCTTTGGATGCTGAAATCAACCCAACTTTTACAGCTGAGCAAGCAGCTCAATTTGCGACAAGTGTAGATGCACAATCACAGTTTGTTCAATTCATTTGGAGTCCGAACCTATGCCGTCCATCTGGTGCTGTCACACTAAGAGGGCGTAAGGTCCCAGCTTATTATTTGGGCCATTACATCGGCGATAAATTATTACGTAACGCAAAGTTAAATAAACAAGGCTTTGCGCCGTTAAAAAATGCAGTAGCTTGGAAAGATTATCCATTTACAGCAAAAAACTTAAGCCAGATGCCGAATATTGATCTTGAAGATGAACAGACTCAAGAAATGTTGGCAAAGGCTAAAGTAAATGTAGTTCGCCCAGTTAAGTTTGAAACTACATTATTCGTTTTAAGTGATGTATTAACCCAGTATCAAAGTAAAAATAGTGCATTGCGTTTAGTTCCTGCAGCTGAGATTGCGGCACGAGTTACGAATAAATGTATCGAAATCCTTAGAACTTACATGTTCCAAGCTACACCGGACTATATCAAAAAAGCTGGTGATGAAATTCAAGAGTTTTTAGAGGGTGCTTCTAGTGAAACAACCGGTTGGTTACAA